TATCAATGACATCTACTGTAATTTTGTATTCAGGATCCTTCGAGAGTTCTCTCGCAACATCCTCAAGGTTTAACTGTGTTTCATTCTTTCCATACTCTGTAGGAACATATGCTTCTGGTTTTCCTTCATCATCAGAGTCAGTTAAATCATATGCGTCAATCTTATTCTTTTCTAGCAGATCTTTCAAGGCATTTTTATTACCTTTTAATGCATCAATTGCTGTATTCAACTGCTCAGAGGTAATTCCCTCTGTTTCCAGAGCTGAAATCATCTTCCGGTATGGCGCCATTGCCTGCATTTTCTGCGTGTAATTCATGGACTGCCCGAATACTACTTCGAACTGTTCCAGTATCTCAGTATCTGAGAATTCAAATTCTTGGCCATTGGCCTTGAACTTGCGTTTGTTTACTTCTGCCGGTTTATCTTCATCAGCATCCGCATCCGCATCGTCCTGGTCATCGTCACCTTCGTCAGGTTCCTTATCACCATCCTTAGCATCTTCTGCATCAGGATCTGCATCTTCAGACTCATCATCCTTGCCATCTTCTTCATCAAGATTATCAAGTTCATCATCACCTTCTTGTGCATCATCATTGGTGTCAGGATCTCCTGAAGAGTCATTATCACCGTCACTTACCGGTAAGTCTTCTTCAGCGACACCCTCTTCACGACGGATAGCAGCAATAGCCTCTATAGGATCAAGGTCATCTGCCATAATTTCTTCTTCAGTGAGATCCTTAGCCATTAGTGAACGCCTGCTGAGTTAGCTGCGGTTTCTTCTGCTTCGATTTCTGCTTCTTCTTCATCACTTAAGATGGGATCGATACAACCTTCGTAGAAACCTTGTACTGTAGCAAAAAAGTACTGCAGGTTACTGCAAGAGATCAAGTCTTCCATGATACCTGGACGACGACCTTCTTGGACAATCTGTGGTACAGCCAACAGGCTTACAGATGCCAATGCTTTTTGTTTAAGGTAATTTTCTTCGATTACCAGTTGAAAATCTTCGTTGTTACGTAAACGGTTGAGAGCTTCACCCATTTTCAGGTGATGGTCAGTTTCAATCATTTCTAGTTCTATGTTTTCTTGGTTGCTCATTTATGAGTCCTTTGTTGGTTAGTTAAATCAATGAAGCCATATGATATAGCAAACATTACCAATTAGTCAACATTTTTCTTTTCACCATCCATAACTTTTAGCCCAGCAGCTGTTGTACGGTCATGATCTTTCTTGGTCATCTCTTCATTGAAGTCACTACCATCAGCTTTCTTAGTGAACTCCAGATCCTTATTATCAGAGTCTGAGTTAAGGTTACGAGCACGAGCTTCATCAAGGATAGCCTTGGCAGTCTTAGCACGCAGATCAATTGTATTCTCTCTAGCACGAGATAAACGTTCTTCGATCTCAGCCTGGAGTTTCTGTTTCTCAAGTTCACGCATTTCCATAATGTATGGATCAGGCTCTGGTGGCTTGAAGTCTTCAATCTTCTTGGCCAGGTCAGGCATCTTCTGTAAACGAGCTATCTCAGCACGGATCAGACGTACTTCACCCTCATCCATTGTCTGTTGACCGGTCTGTAGCATGAATGCCAGCTCTTGGGCCTTGGCTGAGTTGTCTTCTGACGTAGATACGTGAATCGATATGTCGATATTACCCTGTAGATCATCGCGCTTGATCGGTACGAACTCATCATTAGTTATGCGGATAATCTCTTCCGGCTGCAGGAACTCACTGTTATATTCCATCCAACGGCGCATAAGCGGCTTTATAAGGTTCTCAGCTATGTTGCGTACAATGTCGAGCTTACGCACTGACACAGCGTCCATAGCACCTCTGGCTGAGGTAGCCGTAGATCCCAGAGACTGCCCACTGATACCACCTTGGCCGGAGAAACCTTTAACACCCAGCATGGATTCAGTTTCACCGTTAACCATACTGAGAACGTCAAATACACTTGATGGAATGTTGTTGTAACTGCCTTCGTAGAAGTCAGCGGCATTTCCATTGAACTCAAAGTTCTTTCCATTCAGGAATCGCTTCTTATTAAGGGCATCCAGTCCACCAGTTCGAACACCCTTCTGGGCGTTATTCGAGTTGGCCATGTTATCCAGGATACCACGCTTAATAGCGGTAGTAATCTTTTGGTTGTCACCTACGAGCTCTGCATTCGCTTCACCGTAGAGTTTAAATGGGATTGAGTTGTTAGCCAGGACAAGGAAAGGCATGCTCTGATCAGGATAAGGATTGTCCTCAAGCTGAATTATTGTGTCATTTACCCAGGTACAAACTATCGGTATGGCAATGCCTGTGCCCTTGATGTCATAATTACCCCAGTACTCGTGTACGATAACTTTCTTACGAGCCTGGTCTTCGAATACAAATTCAGTGTCGTCAGTTGGATCAAAGTCACCATCATCTCTAGCCATGTTCATGGCCAACTTATTCAGGTTCTTGTACTTGCCTGCTTTACGTAAGCTACTGAGGTCTGACTCATAACGGTGTATGAAGAACTGAGCTTTATCAGCATCACCCTCAGCTGTAGGATCCATATACACATCTTCAAGACGGCATATTTCAGCATCTGGCTTATTGATCAGGACCTTCAGGGCCTTCTTAACATCTACACCAACTTGTACAGGCTGCATGCTAAATGGATCTACTTCCCATTTTGGCACTTCAACTTTGACTACTTCATCTTCGTATTGCCAGCCAGTCTTTACAATAACTGTGCCTTCAGAGTAGTAAAGTTTTACTACGTCTGTCATGAATTTATAACGTGGGAACATGCGTGTGAACTGTGCATTCAGTACTAGCTCGTTCTGATCTGCTGCAGCTTTATCTTCAAAGGTAATCGGTTTACACTTTACAATGTCTTCATCAGCTACGAAGGCATCTTTGACTGATGCATGCTGCCATTCATCCTGGCGTTTGATATCCCGGGAGACAATGGATGATTTGCCCTTCTCCTCATTACCATAAGGTTCACCGTTGTACTGTGATCTCCACTCATCGCGGTTAGCTACAGCCTCCAGACGAAGGGAGTCGGCTGATTGCATATCAGCTTTAAACGCTGTAAGGAGCTGCTTCTTAGACCGGCGCTTAGGCTTGTCTTGATCCAGTTCCTCATCTACACTCATGTTTTCTTCAGGCATTTTATATCAACTCGTTGTTTACTGGTCGGCTCGGATGGCTTTCATCCTAACATTTCCATCTTTGTTATGCTCATAATTCATTTCGTGAGCTATTCTGCACTCACGGTTGGTGGCGTCAATCGCTATGTATTGGAAAGGGATTGCCTCGGTCAAGGAAGGATCCCTCTTCCCGAGTTTTCCGCAACTGACGCATAAACTCAACATCAGTGGCATCACCACAATTGCAATCATTGGCTTCCGGTACTTGCATAGCTTGTTTAACATTTTCATTTAACACCTCTACTCTTTCTTTTTTAACTTCTCTGGCTTTAGCAGAGGTTTTTGCATCTTTGATCAGTTGATCGGCTTCACCACGGATTGACCAATTGGCATGCCCGAACCAACCCATGCAGAAGAATACTGCACAAAATACCAGAGTAAACAGGTTACGTATTGCTGGTAGCATTCTTCCTTCTTTATCTGTGATCTGTATCATTATCTTATACCAGGTTTTATAGAGTTTTGCTCGAGTAACCGGAGCCTGGCTTTCGTATCTGATACTTCTTTGCGAAGTTGTTCCGTTGATATCTGGAACTCTGTTTGGTTTACATGAGTACTTGAGGCCTTATCCAGGGCCGTCTTCATGTAGCTGATATCGTTTTTCATAACTTCCATCGATACATTTTGTTTTGCTATTTGTTCACCGGTTTGTAGTATTGAGTATCCCACCCATGATAAGACTCCTAAAATTACAAACACGATCACAGTCTGTGCATGATTCTCCAACATGGTATCTTTACGTCTCTCAAGGTGTGTGGCAAGGATATCTTCGATCCGCTCAATTTTGGTTTCGGTTGTTTTATCCATAGTATTATATTAACTCAAAGTGTACAAGGTCTTCGAACGTATTATCTTTGAAATCACCATCACCATCCCAATCACCACCCCAACGAATTGAGATACCTTTTTGAGAAGCAACGAATTTTACGATGGCAGCCAGGTTGTAGAAGTGAACCATGTCTTTCCAGTGATCTGCACCCCAGTTCGGAGGAATAGGGTATGGAGCTACATCAACAGCTTGCGATGGATATGCATTGTGTTTGCCATCTGGCCACTTGACTTGTGTCTTTTCATCGTCGAACAGTTTGTTCTGACGAAATTCACCACGATGACCTTCCAGGATGGTGCAGTCGTAATACTTGACCACTTCCTGGAAGACTATATTCAGATCATAAGAACAAGTCTTCAGACGATCTATAGATTTTTGGCCAAATTTAGGCATCAGGATCATCTTCCTGGTTTTTAATTGCTTTAGGAGCAGCGTTTAGAGCGA